AAGCTCAGATAAATATGCTTCAAATGTTGAGTTCGGATCTTGAAGATGCTTTTTTGTTACATCTCCATAACCCGCTTGTGCTTTCGATAAAATTGCATTGACTCTTTTGGATTCTGCTTGAACTCCTTTTTGGAATTCTGCTTCCGCAGAGATTGACTTAGCTTCCGATTGGATTTGCTCGTATAACGCAGGATTTTGGTCCTTAAGTTCTTGAGCTGTTAATTTGCTAATATCCATCGTGCCTCCTGTATTTCTTTCTTCTAAATTTTTAAGTTCTAGAATTGCTTCGTCTAACGTAGATATTGCATCAATCATCTTAGCTTCTAAAGCTTTAGATGCGATCATTACCCTACCCTTTCCGAAATGTTCTAGGACATGAGATTGAGGCACATTCCGCATGCTAGATATTCTGTCAACAAAAATTTGTGCTATGTCGTTAGCTCTAGTGCGAATATATGCTTCTCCTTCTTCGGAATTGGCATCAATCCGCTTATCGGGCGAAACATCGGATACAATTTCTTTCCTTTTGTAACCGTCTTTTTCCATTTTTACCGAATCATCAACTAACGTAAATACCACGCCAATAGATCCAATTTCCGCAGTAGGAGAAGAAGAAATTTTTTGTGTTGCTGATCCAATCCAAGCGGCTGCACTAGCCATCATTCCAGATACATAACCGTGAACTTTTTTCTTTTTGGATATTTCCTGGATCAAAGATGCGGTTGCATCTGTGCCATCCACTTCGCCACCAGGAGAATTGATATTTAGCAATATAGATTTAACATTTGGATCATAATAAGCAATTTTAAGTGCATTACGTACAGCAGCAGTAGAGGACCATCCTGCCATTTCCTGCATGCAAGAAGGATCGTTCGCAAGGGGACCCGATAAGGATACGATTGCAATATCATCCGAAAGCTGAATGTAAGGGTTTCTAGTGCTAGAAGCAGAGATTATCTTGGGATTTTCTGACATGTACGCTGGATACTGCCAATTTTCCCCTGCTTTGATAAAAATAGCTGGATCTCCTGCAATTGAAGTCAATGAATCAAATGCATTAGATTCAAGAAGAAGCGGATCTTTCGCTTTTTTTAAAAATTGAATTATATGGGAATTGGATCGCATGTTTATTTCCTGCTTCGTTTAAAGTTGTTATTCTGTGTATTTATGCTTGATTTTATTGGTGAAATCATATCTTTTTCGATCTCTTTCTGGAATTCTTGCTCTAACTCTCGTTCTAATTCGGCATCTAGTTCATCTTTTTGCGAAGCATTAGAATTATCAGAATTGGAAGAATTATTCGCATTAGGTGGAGTTTGATTCTCATTGAATAGTGTAGGTTGTAATTCTAGATCAAGAGCCATTCTTTGCTTTTTCTCTCTGCTCATTCTTCGATAAATCTTATCTATGTCACCATGACCTAACGAGTAAGCGATTTCTTGATCGGTTGCCCAAATATTTTTCTTATGAATCTCTGCGGCTCGCGCTTCTTTGTAAGGATCCATCTGAGGCATTCCAAATCCTAACCACTGAGAGCCTAGATAAGCCATTTGACTCAAAGGATCTTCGAAAAATCCAGGGAGATCTATCCTTCCACGAGCTACTGATTCAGTAATTAACTCTTTGTAAGTTGGTTTGTGCAATTTCTTGACATACCATTTTCTAAGATTTATAAAAAATCTCCAGGCTTCAACTTGTGCAGCTCTTGCTGCTGAATAAGAGGATTGAAATTGTTTGGCTAGAACTTCATAAGGAATTCCAACGGCCATTCCAATTCGTTTCAAAGCTCCATTCATAAATGAATCATAGAGATTTTCGGATAGATTAGGATTAACAATCTGGACATCTTCATCTCCAGCCATGTGGTAGACTGCACCTGCGCCTAACTCGTAATTTACTAAATTTCTGCTTTGAGCATCTAAATATTCTTCTTCGCTCAACTCTTTATTGTGCTTAATGAAGACAGTAAGCATCTGAGAGATTACTTGCTTTGCAAGAGCAGCTTCCGAAAATCGACCCGATTGTTTTAATTCTTCGAATACGGGATATAAAAAAGGAAGTCCTCTTCGTTGGCCTACTTTCTCGCTTCGGAATATGTGCAAAATGTTCGGTCTTCCAGTTTTTGATCCAAAGGCGGGTATTCTCTTCCAAGTTGGTGCAAAATTTTTGACAACTTCAACTGCTTCATCTATGATGTGATAGGCGATGATTTCGCCGTAGCGGTTTGTTTCGATTCCGCCTGCTATAGCGTTAGAATCGCCCATTTTATTAGGATTTTGAAGTCTTGATGAATCAATTAGAGCAATTTTGAGCCCAAAAGGAGATCCAGATCGTTCTTTAAAAGGCAAAGTAGCTATCGTTTCACCTGTATTTGCGAAATTTAAAAATCCCAATTCTTCGATTTCCGAAAAATGTAGCCTTCTTTGGAAGTCGCATTCTACTGAATCGGAGAATAAATCCCATTCCATTTCCACCGCATCTTCCATGGAATCGATATCATTGTCCGAAAAAGCATATTTCTTTTTCAAAAAATCTCGATTCATTGTCGCTTGAAGCTCTAAGCCTCCGGCTGTTACACCTTGTGTAAGAGTTTTAATTGTACCATGGGAAGCTGCGTCATTGTTATAGAGATCATTTGCACGTTCTCTAAGTTTTTTTAGATTAGGGAGAATCTCTCTATCTGCTGATCTTTCTTCTGTGTACCAATTTTTCAGTGAATTCTTGTTAGTTGCTCCACGATAAGCACCATTTGGTAGATTTTGGAAATTAGTTAAAGAATCATTGGCAGAAGCTGCAATTGCATTTTTGTATTTTAAGTTTTGCAATCTTAATTCATTTTCTTGCCTTTTTATTTGCGATTGTAATTGGCGATTCGAAAGAGATTGGATTGAATTAGAAGAATTGCTGGGCATTGCTCTAATCTCTCGGAATGATACTGCCAATCTTAGATCTAGAATAACCTAAGAACTTAAGGCGTTTTATTTTGTACTTATTCAGCATGTCTTCAAGCCAGGAAGCATCTTGTCTTTTGATTTTCATCTTGACACCATCATTGTCGTATTCATATTCAGAGCCTGTGATTGCTGCATCTAATGCTGATTCCAGCAAAGCAATTCTTCTCTCAATTGATTCGATTGTGTCTAGTCCTGCCATTTGGTTCAAGTCCAGGCTAGAGAATATTTGTCGAGAGAAAATTCTTATATATCTAGTTTAGATGCTATTCCAGGCTTGGGTCTGTATGATTTATGAGATTTTAATGGATCATTGCTGTTAGGTGGTATTTCTTCTTTGGGCTTTTGTTCGACAATGTTGTCGACAGGAATAGGATCAGGTTTGTATCCTAACTGTAATTCTATCGCTCTCCAGCGATTTTCTTTCCAATCATCGACAGCTCTTGTAAGTGCCGCAGCTCTTGACATTACAGCAAGATCCAGGCCTTCATTTCTTCGGAATTTAACAAATTTCAGCTTGTTTCCTTCGTAAATCATATTTTCGCCTAGCATCTGTCTAACGAATTCTTCGTCCATATTGCTAGGTAAATGAACAAATCCGTCCGGGAAGGATCCATTTTCTCTCGGTTCTAATGCAATCCATCCGTAAAATTCTTCTTTGAGTATAGTTGTGGAGAAGTATACCCTTTTGGTAGATTGGGACTTGGTTTTGTTTTTGCCTTGGGTTGTTTTGGGCATGGAAATAGGCAAGGACAAATTGTCCCTTCCCATCAAGGGAACTACTTTTGAAAGCGGATAATCCCGGCACCATCGAAGAACAGTTGAAGTCCGAAATGAAGCATCAACTCCAAGAACGGAAACAGGAATATTGATTCCCATGGGATGCTTCCAATCCAAATACAATAAGTTTGTCAGGTTCTTCCATGCGTCTGATGCAAGATCATCCGTATCACCATAGAATGCGAATTTGTCGATGACCCAAGATTCATTTTTTCTTCCCCAACCTCGCACCATGACTTCAATACGATCTGCTTGGATATCTGCTCCAGCCGTGAGAAACAAGCATCTTTCGGAAGGGATTGTTTTAAGTTTCCAGGATTCTCTTTTTTCAAAAACTTTTTGCCAATCTGGTGTATTGGACATTCCTTCATACTCAAGCCCTAGCAGAGTATTCATGAAGTTTTTCATTTTTGTCGGATCTTTTAAGGCTTCTAAATATTTAGAAACCAAATCAGACCAAGATTCCCAACCTAACGGGGAATAAAGTGCATTGATGTGGAATCCGATTTTTTTGTTAGAAATATTTTCGGGCTTAAGTGGTATCCATTCGCCTTCGTCGAGTAATTGTGTCTTCTGAGATTCATAAATTTTACCTTTGCATCCTTCACATTCATAGTATGCAGTACCAGGATAATGAATTATTTTCCCAGTTTCTGTCTCTTCTTTGTGCCAATTCAATTGCTCGAATCTTAAATGTTGCTTATGCTTGCAATGAGGACAGGCTATGTGATAATGATTTTGATCTGTTTCTTCAAATAATTTTGCAATATTTGAAGCGTTCTTAACGCTAGGAGTTCCTTCGTAATAGATTTTTTTCGAATTTCCGTAAGTTTTGGTTCTTGCGATCGCAAGCTCTATAGCATTTCCTTGGTTTTTTAAATCGGTTTTGTAATCATCCACTTCGGTCATATGGATAAACCGAACGGCAAAAGATTTTAGTTTTGCAATGGATTGAGAACTAACAATACGAAGGGAACCATTTATAAATTTTCTAAATGTGTTTTTTTCTTTTTTAGATTTTGCCTTGGTCGACATCAACTTGCTAGCAACAGCATTCGTTGATTCCAACATAGGAATTACTCTTAACTCTGCTGATTCCTTAGCAAGGTCATCAGTAGAATAGATCTGCATGATATCTCCAGGCTCGATATCAATTAGGTAAGATATCCAGGTATTGCCTGCTTCCGTACCACCCACCTGTGAAGATTTTTTAAAAATTACCTCTTGGTAACTGCTTGTTATAGATAAAGACTCTAGTAATTTTTTTATATAAGGTGTTCTAGAAAATCGCAGTGGTCCTTCTTCTTTAGAACCAGCATTTTTTCGAAGAACTCGATTGCTTTCACCCCACTCCCATGCGAAAATTCTTGGTACTGGTTTGATTGCAGAAGATAAAGTTTTTGCTAAATGGACCTGTGCTTCGCTATAACTCAGTGGCATTAATCATTTTCCTTAATAAAGCTTGAAATTATTTTAAAAATTTTATAGGCAACTTGTGGAACGATTGCATTCCCTAATTGCTTTAATGATTCGGTTCTTTGTTTAGGACTTATTAAACATCCGTTGTCCAACCGATAGGATATCCCATCATCTCCTCTACGAATCGTGGGTTGAGATATCGGGTAGGTGATTCGTTGGAATCGTCTACTTTGGTTTGGTGGTGGACCACTGCATGAAGTTGACCCTTCTTGAATGCTCTTTCGTTGGTGTCGTCGAAGCCCGATGTTGTCGGAGTTGGGAGCATAGTTCTCGGAGGCGGATAGACAACTGATTCTCTCAAAGTCGAATGGGATTCTCTTCCCATTCTGTTCTTTGTGTATTGCCTCATCAATGCTTCTTTGTTCCTCGGGGGGAGTGAATCCATTGTATTTGGTGTTGGGATTAATCCGTGAATCTTTTCCCTGAGATTCGAGCAACCTCCCTGTTTCGCTCTCTCCGAATGCTCGTCGTTCAACCGAAGGTCTGTTCTGTGATCCATTGTGTTCGGAGTCGGGAGAAACGCTGGATGATAGTTCACTTGACTGGCTAGGGAATTGTATTTGGTTCCGTTCTTGTACCCCTTCCTCTCTGCTCGTTCTCTCATCGATTCTGGATCTTCGCATCTCTCCATTTGCGTGGGAGTAAGCAATAATCCAAACTCGGTCTCTTCTGTGGATAGCATTGACGGCGCAAGCTGGAATAATAAACGTTTGGCAGGCGTAGCCTTCACTTTCCAGGTCAGAGAGCACCTCGTCGAGTGCCAACGATATGATTCCAGGAACATTTTCACCAAGGAAAAAAGTGGGTTTGATTTCCTTAACGATCCTAAGCACTTCTGGCCAGAGATGACGGTCATCTTCCTTGCCTTTTTGCTTCCCTGCGACACTGAATGGTTGGCAAGGAAATCCTGCGGAAATAATGTCAATTGTTCCTTCATAATTTACTCCATTGAATTTGTATAAATCATCGTATAACTTGAGTTCAGAAAAATTTTTTCGCAAAACCTTTTGGCATGCTTCATCTTTTTCTACAGCAAAAATATTATTCCAACCCATCCATTCTGCTGCTAAATCAAATCCACCTATTCCCGAACAAAGGGAAGCATGATTCATTTTTATTATTTTTTCATAACTTACTGGCACTTGAAAAATCCTCCAATATTCTTGTTACTTCTTTATTCCAAAGATCCGAAGAGATTCGCTCTAGATCTTGGATGCTAATAGTTGATATAATTAATTTTAAATGTTCTTCTGGAATTTTGCCAGTGATGGACTTTAGAACATGATCTTGAAGCGCGCCTGCCCAAAGTGGTACCACTCTTGGAAATATTTGGAAGGTGTTATCTCGAAGAAGCCTTGTAGCTTTGAAGAGCAATTCTTCAACAGTTTGCATATCGACAACCTTGCGCTCTGCTATATCGTTTTGTAATTTTTTTTGTCGTGTTTGTTCGGCAAGGTAGAGCTTACGAGCTTCTGTTAGAGTAAGTTTAATTTTCCCATTTGGATCTACGTTTGGATTGGAAGCTTGAGAAGGATCTAGTTGAATAGTGGATTCCGAATTTGAATTATCTTCTTTGTTGCTTGATCTGTCTTTAGAAGAATCACGGTTTAATTCAAATTCTATTTTTTGAGAATGGAATTCTATCTTCCCTTTGTTGGAACCTTCATTAACTTCACGAATTCTTTCTTCTTTAATCGCCTTTATAATAGTGTTACGAGCAACACCTAGCCTACGAGCAAATTCAGATTTAGAAATAAATTCTTGTTCTGGTAAAGAATCCTTTTTGGATTTTGATTTTTTCAAACTCATGAAAAATTAAGAATTCGAATTACTCTCTATCGTATTGGAAATTTCTTGTGGAATCTCTTGGATTAAGTTTTCGTCTATTGGATCAAAAGGAGGATCGCTGAGAGACTGAATATAATCTCTGAGGAAATCTGATTCAGTTTGGTTCTTGAGCTTAGAATGGTATTCTAGTTTTCGATTTTCCTCCATCGAAAGCCTGAATCCTTTTCGTTGGGTTAGTTTTGTGTTTTGGTTCGACATAGGCTTATATCCTATACCCACTATATTCGTCGAACGATTTTTTATAAAATTACATTGAGCAGATTGAGCAGTCAATAAATTTCAAATAAATAAAAGAAGTCGAACAAAAAGCAATAAAACAAAGGGTTTTCTTTATATTCGTCGAACATTGATTAAAGAATAAATATGCATTGAATTTTAAACTGTAACCCCAAATTTTTCATAGGCAAAAAAAATTTAATGGCGGGGTGCGTATC